TAGGTTGAACCCGATGAATTTGTGATGTCGGTGATTTCTTGAATCAAAATTCCTTGATGGTCCATGTTGTTCAACGTGGTGTCGCCCGTCAACGTTGTTGAACCCGTCACATCCAAACGACCCGTCAACCCGGTGTCCCCACCAACATCCAAATCGGTTCCAACATTTGCCGTGGTTGTCACGTCCAAAATGTTGGTGTCAAGATTCACGGCATCGATTCCGTCAAAAGAAACATTTCCCGTTGAGCCGTTGACATTTCCGAAATCAACATCGCTATTGACAAAAACATCATCATCAAACGTTGGTGTGATGGCGGCTTTTGCAATCGCAAACCATTCGCCATCCCATTGGTCCATATTTGCGCTAAACGTACCACCCAACTGAATCCATTCCCTTCCATCGAATTCCAAACGTTCGTTGAAATCGTGGATGGAATACATACCGCCTAAATATTTTTCAATGGGCGCATCCATCAACTTCAACAATTCTTGACAAACCAATTTTTGGATTTCAACATAAGAACCGGAATTGCCTTCGCGCCAATTGGTGTATGGAACCTTTATCAATAAACCACCAACATCATATTGATTGACCAATGAACCGCGTTCGCCTTGACCCGTGAAAATACTTGTTTCGGGTAGTTCATAGGAAACCAAACCATTGATGTCGGCGTTTGGTGATACGGCGCGAATCCTTGTTGTTTGATTTTGTATTGAACCGAATGACGTGTCTACCGATTGCAACGTCATCTTGTATGATGACGAGTTGCCGATATTCAAACCGCGAACGGAACCATTCGTTTCAACGAATCCAACGAAATCCCAATTGATGGTCATGTCGCCATCCGCTGGAATTTTAGGTGTGACGATTGTCGTTGGTCCACCTATTTGTGTAACGTCTGGAATATTCCCCAATGTCACTTGCGCACTGAATTCCTTAAATGTTCCAATGAGTATTTCATAACCCGAACCCGATTGCGTGGTTGTCCACACGGGTGTCGATGGTGTCGTTCCCGAATAGGTTCTTTTTAAATAGTAGGTGACGTTGTTGTTGAAATCAAACAATTCAACATTCAATTTCAACTTCGCAAAGATGTTATTTTGATTGACATTGACATTCAAAAACAATTTGATTTGGTGATTGAACACCAATGTGATTTGATTCTGCAATGCGGATGAAACCAATCCAATCGCTAAATCCGGGTCAACGCCATTTTTCCACGTGACCCCCTTCATTGCTTTTGGTTCTTGATTCAATGTGATGGCCACATCGTTTACCGCTGGTAAAAAGTTGAATGAATTGCCAGCCAAACGCGCTTGACCCGACAATTGGTCAATCGTTCTTTCGTACGATACAACTGCCTCATCAATCTTGGTTTTGTCTTTTTGATAGTTATGTTCTACGAACGTCGCATTGTCGCGAAGAAACAATTGTTCCAATCGGTATTTTCCGTTTGCGTAATAAAAGCGCAAACCGAAAATCGTACACATTTCGGACAATATTTCAAACCAATTTTTGTTGGTGTAAACACCTTGCTCATCAATCGTATCGAATGCGTGGAAATCTGCAAACACCTCATCCAATGGATTGTTGTCCACATCATAGGTCATTTCTTCTGCCCACCAATTACAAGAAACGGCTAACACCGGTTCGGTTGCTCCATATATCGCAAGTGCGCCAACTTGGTCCAATGCGTTAATGAATTGATTCGTAAACTGACGGAAAAACGATGTGCCACAAAGCGTGTCCTTTAGCTTTGAAATTCCGTCGGTCGCTTGAACACTGAATGTTGCGGGGTTTGAAACATCTTCGATTTCAATCAAATCTTGAACAATGGTTCCCGCCCAATATAATTTTTCCGTGATTGGCGGAATGTATCGGAACGTTCCACCTAAATCGATGATGTCTTGTTTGTAGCAGTTTGGCGATTCAACCGAACCACCATCGGCGGCAACGCGTGCTTCAAATAGTGACGCGACGTTCGACAAATTGTTAATGAAACGAGCAGATGCCCCGCGGTATATTACAACCGCAAATCGGTCTTGTTGGTATTGTTTTAAAAGTGAAATATATTCCAACAAGTGCGGTTCGCCTTGATTAACGATTCCGACATTCACCGACGACCCAATGATTGGCGAATAGATGTTGTCGGTCTGCCCGGAATAATTCAATTGAAATCCATCGCCCGACACTTGAATTTTTTGGGCCGCGCCCGTGAATTCATTGTCGTGAAATTCAATCACATAATCAATAAAATATGATGATGTAAATTCTGCGTATAGTCTCGCCGCCATATATTAAAAACCTCTTTGTCTTGTTCGGTTGCGCGATGCGCGTTCGTTGCTCAATAGTATGTCTGCACCGCTGATGCGTCCCGTGACAACAACGTTTTGTCCGCCGCCGCCTTGCATCATCGTGTTGAGTTTTGATAACGGAATCACCGCCTCGGATTCTCTACCCTCACCGATGAGGGCCAATGTCGGTCCGGTCACGATTCCACCTTCGGCCATAGCTGGGATGCTTCCGCCTTGTCCACCAACTTGCGACATCTTTCCTTTGATTGCACCCGCGAGCGCAATCAATGCAAGACCACCCGCAATTGCCACGGCTGGATTCAATGATTGAATGGCCACCTTTATACCAGCGACCGCAATACCCGTTTGAACCGCGATTTGACCAACTTGTGTCATCAGTCCCGCTAATGATTCAATTGCAAATCTTCCAAGGTCCGCAAAAGATGCGGCACCAACCAACGCTTGTCCCGCCATATCAGCGAACCCAACGGCCACATCAACCAATGCTTGATTTGCCAATTCGGTCAATTGCTCCGACAATGCTTTGGCCGTCAAAATCATGCGGTCCATCTTGTCGATGCCTTGGTCCATTTCTTGATTTGACTTCGCCAACTTCATTGTCATCACTCCCGTTGTCGCTCCCAATGTTGCAACTTTCGGCGTCAAATTCACCAACGATTCCCCCATCTTTGTGGTTGTCGTTGTTCCCGTTGTTGTTTCGTTGTTTAGATTCCCAGTAGATTCCGCAAGGTTGTCAACTTCTTCGGATGTTTCTTTCGTTTCCTTTTTAAACAATCCCAAATCGTCCTTGATTTCCGTGACGACTTGACCAAGTGATTTGAATGCTGGGACCGATACCGATTTAATTTTCTTAAACGGCTCGACCATCAATTTGTCTTTTCCAAGCAATCCGGCAACTGCATTGAATTTCCCAATCAGTTTATTGACATAGGGAATAATTGCGTTGACCAATCCACCAATGGCGTTGATACCGATGGCCTTCAATGTTTTGAAATTGTATCCAAGATAAACAAGGCCAGCGGCCAACGCCGCAACTGCTAAAATAATCAATGTGACTGGTGATGTTGCAATCTGCACGGCAACACCCCACGCCGTTGTTGCGGCCGTCGCTAACCAAGTGGCCGCACGAATGGCGGCGATGGCACGCGTCAATGAACCGAATATAAAAATAAGCGGTCCAATAGCGGCGACAATTCCACCAATCACAACAATGGCACGTTTTGCACCATCCGACATATTGTTCAACGAAGATGCCGCCTTTGCTAAAAACTCAATCAATGGGACAACGGCAACCGCTACAATCTCACCGATTGAAATCATCAACCCTTCCATTGCGGATTCCAAACGCTTGGATGCTCCGAATGCAGTGTTCCCCATGATGTCGGCCATTTCTTGAGCCGCACCACCGGAATTTTCAAATTCTTTTGTTAATGGCGATATTTGGTCAACACCTTCCGCAAGAATCAAAAGGGCCGATTGTGCCGAACGACCAACTTCATCTTTCGCATCCGCAAGGCCAATCCCTTGAGTTGCTAAATCTTTCAATGCTTCTGCCGTTGGCTTTCCAGTCGCACCGATTTCCGAAATGATACGGCGCAAAGATGTACCCGCTTGGCTTCCTTTAATACCAGCGTTCGCCAACACCGACAACATTGCGGATGTTTCTTCAATGGACATTCCCGCGCTTTTCGCAACGGGTGCAACGAACTTCATTGAGTTCGCGAACGTCTCCATATCCAAAGCCGATGTGCTGAAAGATGCCGCCATCACATCCGTGACACGACCCGTTTGGCTTGCATCTAATCCAAACGCGCGCAATGTTGAACCAGCGACCTCGGCAGAACGTGCCAAATCGGTTCCCGATGCTTGCGCCAATGCTAATGTTGATTCGGTGACTTTTGTGATTTCCGTGGCCGTGAAACCAAGTTTTGCGAATTCCGTTTGTAGGCTTGCAACCTCACGCGCTGAGAACATCGTTGATGCTCCCAAATCTTTCGCATTTTGTGATAAGGCTTCAAATTCTTCAGCGGTCGCACCCGACACCGCTTTGACTTTGGACATTTCTTGTTCAAAGCCTTTGAACACATTGAACGCAATCGCACCAACTGCCGCCAATGGTGCCGTCAACTTCATGGACAAATTTTTGCCCGTTTGTTGCATCTTGCGCCCCATCTTGTCCATTGCCCGTTCGGCCTTGTTTAGACCTTTACGGAATGGCGCGATGTTCGCGGTTAGTCGGAAATTTAATGAACTAAGACTTGCCATTGGCTTTTGCGCGTTGTTTGCGTTCGTTTATCACTTCTAATATTTCGCCCCGTGTCCAAACCTTGCGGTCTTTCTTCGGTTCTTTTTCCCAAGGGAACACAATCAAATCTTTTGACTTGATGCGTTTCTTTGTGTGCGGATTCAAAAGGATTGTTGTCATCCAACGCGTCCGTTCCCAATCCGCTTGTTCCTTTCGGTTTTGACGTTCGTTCCAACCCTCAACCATATTCCCCCACTCGCGTGGAAGTAGGTCGTAAAATTGGGACGGCATCAATCCCACTTGACCAAACGCAAACGCTTCCAACGTGTCCCATGTTGCAACGCTTGATTCACCTTTCGGCGTTTGGTCATTTACTTTTTTTCACCCGACGAAAATTGTTGCTCAAAGACGGCGAACGCCTTTTCAATCAACCCTTCATCTTCGTCAATCCAATCGGCAACATCTGCCACATCATAACGGAATGGTGCCTTTTCTTTTCTTGCGCCGTCTTTGAATCCGCAATACATCAATGTTATTGCTTGGTCCAAAGTCATATCGTCGCCAAGGTTTTCCAATTGCGCCAATGTTGTTCCCGTCATTCTTGAGAATTCACGCAAGGCGTTGAATCCGAATCGAATTGGGTGTTTACGTTCACCGATTTCAATGATTTGTGTCATCTTATTTGTTTTGTTGTTGTTAGGTAATAAAGGGACCGCCCGACGGACGGCCCCGAATCAATTCTTTGATTAAGCAACTGACGCTTGCGTCAATACTCCAGTGCCCGTGAATCCGAACGAATACGTCACGTTTTCTTCAACGCCCGCTTCTTGTTCGTAGCTTACGAGGTAAGCGTCGCCAGTGTAGTCGATTTCCCCACTTGTTGCAGAACCGAACTTCACTTTCACAAGTGTGCGGTTTGACAACAATGTGAAAAGGTCGTCCGGTGTGTCATAGTCACCACTAATTGAGTAAGTCACCAACCCGTCGCCACTAAGTGACCAAGATTTTAGACCCTCAAGATTTTCTTGCCAGCCAGCCGAGTCCTTCGACGTGGTGTCCCGCGTTTCCATTGAGACGCTTAATGATGCCGATGTTGCACGGCCGATGATGTCGTAAGTAGTTCCACCATCTTCGCTGATTTGAATTACAACGTCGGTTGAATTCATGATGCTTGTTGCAGCCATTTTTTTCTTTTTTTATCGTTTACAAAATACAAAATCAATCGCGAGACACGCGGAATTTCAAATCAACTTGTGACCCAAACGTCCGTTCATCATCGCTG